TCTTAAAGCGGCTGACTTGCTTGAGAAAAGCGGGGACTTTAGTCCAGTTGAGAAAATGATTAAAGATGCCGTGCAAATCAGTCTACAGAAAGATATGGGAACAGATTATTTTTATGATCCGGCAGCTCGTATTAACAAATACTTTAATAGTGGTGGACAAGTTTCAACAGGCTGGCCACAGATGGATCGTATCTTGTATGGTGGTTTCAGTCGCGGTGAATTGAATATCTTTGCAGGTGGCTCAGGCTCAGGTAAATCACTTGTAATGATGAACATTGCATTGAATTGGTTACAACAAGGCATGAGTGGTGTTTATATCACTTTAGAACTATCAGAAGAATTAACATCGTTAAGAACTGATGCTATGCTTACACAAATGGGTACAAAAGCTATTCGTAAAGACATTGATACAACTAGCTTAAAAGTTAAGATGGTTGGTAAGAAGTCAGGTCAATATCGTGTTAAAGCATTGCCAGCTCAAAGTAATGTAAATGATATTCG